GTCTTCGAACTACCTAAACGCAAATGTACCATATGCGAACGCCGCGGGTTCCGCTACCAACGCGACCTATGCGGGCAATGCGGGCAATGCGGGTTATGCGAACCAAGCGGGTTATGTCTCCGGTGGTGTATGTAAGTATTATCTTAAATATGTAACCACACAACGCTTGTATCCCGCCACCACAAATCACCACGTATACGATATGGATTTTAATTATGCAGCGGAGCGTTCTAATTCTACTCTAGTTATACAGTATTCTTTATTTTATGAAGCCTCTAATAATAGAACTTTTTTAACTACAGTGAATGGTGGCTACTATCCATACCAGATGAATAACATTAGACAAGGTGTCGCCGTTAATAATTATGATGTAGATACTGATAGTACACCACACTCATTTATGTTTACGGTTCATTACGCCCCCGGCACCACAGCTAACAGAATATATAGACTTTATAACAGATCGTCCACAAACAGTACTCAAGGTTTTGCGATTAATAGAGCATGGAACACAGGTCCCCAAAATTCCGAATATGGTATATCGTACGTACTTGTGCAAGAGTTTGCGGCTTAATTTTTCTCCGACAATATAAATGGACCCCACACAAGCAGTCGATTATACCCCACCCGAAGGAATAGATTTCATCCCAGCACTTGTGAAATATTACCCACATGGACTTTATGATGTGAAAGACAGAGGTTATGATAATATAACATGGACACATCCAACCGAAACAAAACCTTCAGAAGAAGAACTATTAAAGTTGGTGGAACAACTTGAAAACGAGGGACCAATGAACGTATTACGGTACGAGAGAGATAAACTCATGAAAAAATACGACTGGATCGGTGCTAAGTCCACAACGACGGGTGAACCGGTTCCTGATGACTGGAAAGTCTACTTACAAGCTCTTCGCGACCTTCCGCAAACTGCCACTCCCACACTCGACGAATTTGGAAGTCTCATGAACGTCGTATGGCCAACTCCTCCACAATAACCATTTTATACACAAGTGAACTTAAAAAAAACTCTCACTATAATATAAAATGTCTGGTGGTATCGCCCAACTTGTTGCTGTCGGTGCTCAGGATGCGCACCTCGTCGGTCAGCCCGAAATCAGCTTTTTCCGCTCTACCTACAAGCGTCACACAAACTTCTCCCAAACTGTGGAACGCCAAGTGATCCAGGGGAATGTCTCTAACGGGGGTATGTCCACTGTTCGCTTTGAACGCAAGGGGGATCTCCTCAGCTACGTGTACCTTGTCCCAAATGACGGATCTGCCACCCAAGGGTACAGCGCTGCAGATTGGCGCACCAAGATTGCCAAGGTTGAACTCCTCGTCGGTGGTCAGGTCATTGATGACCAAGATTCCACCTACTCAACCCTCATCGCCCCAGTGCTCTCAGCCACAAACTCATCCAAGTCCGTCTCAGGTGACCTCTTCGGTGGTGCCAACGATTCCCGTTTCTACCCACTCCGGTTTGCTTTCTGCGAAAACCTCCAAACAGCCCTTCCCCTCGTTGCTCTCCAGTACCACGATGTGGAACTCCGCATCACTTGGGGCTCGGCGGCTGCCGCCGATAAGTGGGATGTCTATGCCAACTATGTGTACCTGGATACCCAAGAGCGTGAGCACTTTGCCTCCACTCCACAAAACATGATCATCACCCAAGTCCAAAAGGCGACCGCCTCCCTCACCAAGATCCAAGAGCTCAACTTCAACCACCCAGTGAAGTACCTCGCGGCTGGTAAGGCGACTGCCCTTGAAATTCTCAACGATGACAACAAGCTCAAGCTTCAAATCAACGGGACTGATGTGGCCGACTTCAAGTTTGCGGATCCAAACTTCTCCCATGTCCCACTCTACTTTAACACAACCAATTCCGCCAAGCCAGCGACTGTCAAGACCCTCTTCTTGTATCCATTCTGCTTGGAAACTGGTAAGCTCCAACCCACAGGTACCCTCAACTTCTCTCGCCTTGATTCAGCTCGCATCGTCAACGACACCCGAGATTGTGATGACGACATCTACGCCGTGAACTACAACATCCTCCGTGTTGAGAACGGTATGGGTGGCCTTTTATATTCTAACTAATTAATAAACACCATGTGGAACTTAGTTTTCCTCCTCGCCATCGTTTTTGTATTGACGTACGATCCCAAATCCAGGACACTTGAAAAGTTTGTGGGCCAACCTACACCACCAACTCAAAAGTCTTGTGAACCTACGCATTACGAAGCCGTGCAATTTGCCCAAAGTCCCTATGAATGTCCTCCACCAGGACGAACCCATATGGGTGCTCTTACTTAAAAAGAAGGCACACAAATAATACATAATGATTCCAATGGACCGTGAAACCCTCATGATGATCGCCACAATTGTGGCGATTGCTGGTGTTGTCTTCTTATTCAAGGAGATGAACAAGGCTAAAACTGATGTTGAAAATCTTAAGAATTTCTCAGCCCATCTCGTGCACCGTCTCAGTGCACCCGAAGGGAAACCCGTACCCCAAACCGAACCTGAAATTGAAAAGGAAGATGCCGAAGAAAAAGAGGAGGAATAAACATATCCGTTTATTATAACTTGCGAATGCGCAATGAAAAAATACAAAGCTATAGCGATACCGGTCAGTTTTGCTGACGAAAAGCCTAAATTCCTCACAGTGAGGGATCGGCGCTTTAAGGATTGGATTTTTGTCACAGGGGGGTGTAGACGACGGGAGATTTTCAATCCCCTTCGTTGTGCCCTCCGTGAACTTGAGGAAGAGACTCGTGGTGTGGTTGCCCTCAAAAATGGTGAGTATACAGAATTTAAATTTACAGTCAAAGAGAGTCCAACGGTGGATTTGGAATATAATGTTTTCATCTTTTTTGTAGACTATACCAAACCCCAACAACAAACACTCGTAAGAAAGTTCTACGAGGAGAAACAAAAAACGAATCTCAAAAAAATTAACAAACAACCAATAAAGAAGACTTTTGATGAAAATGACTACATGAGTTTTGATACTCTTGAGGAGTTCAATACCCGAAAGAGGTGGAAACTCATTGTAGACAATGTCCTCAGAAATCCAGAGTTTTATTCGTGTGTAAGTTCTCTCAATAGAAAAACATTCTCTATAAAGTAGAATGAAGTCAAAGTCTTACATTTTAATGCAGATTGGAGAGCTCCTCAAAACAAATAGAGGCCTCTGTCCAGAAGAGGTGGAAGAGTGGATAAAGGAAAATGAAGATAAGAAAGTCTACGAACTCCTCGTCATCAAGAAGGATCTCGCAGAATCACCTAAAGAGTATGCCGATGTTTCTTTTATGAGGTGGTTTAGAGGTTAGACGCGATACAAAGGTATGTTTAAACGGTGGTGTACACAACAAAAATTTAACAATGCAACCAATCTATCACATGTGCTCATGGACGGTGGTGTCCTTTCCGTGCCATTTGATAAATTGAACGAGTTCCACGAAAAGTACATAGAGGCTGTGAAGTCTGGTGAGAAACTGTTTGTCGTTGAACAGAAGAGTCCCAGGTACAACTTTTTCGTGGACATTGATTACAAAGATACCAGGTCCCTCACAATTGAAGAGATTCAGGATATTTGTAAGATCATATGTGACAAAGTAAAGCGCCATGGTGGTAAGGATTGTCTAATCTCTGTATCACCTCCCAAAACAGTTGGGCAGTATACAAAGACTGGCGTCCACCTCAACTGGCCAGAGTTTGTTGTAGATCAACCATCGGCTATTGCTCTCAGGGAGCACATTCTCGTGGCACTCTCAAGAGCTAAAGGTGCTACGGATTGGAATGAAATTATAGACGCCGCCGTGTACGGTGATGTTCGTAGGAAATCCAAGGGGAGTGGTTTTCGCATGCCATGGTCCCACAAGATGGCAAAACATATGCCATGCGGTGGCCAGGGGTGTGAGGAGTGTGAAGGAAAGGGAAAAGTTGTACAAGTTGCCTACCTCCCTCTATTCATCTATAATCATGGACCCCTCAGCAAATTGACAAAAATTGACCCACAACCAAATTTGGATATTCTGAAAATGTCCTCCATTCGGACGGAACAACCGCAACACATTACAGTGGAGCCACCCTCTTCTGTCATAAAGGAGGGGTCATTCACCGATGCTCAAACAAAAGATGAAATTGAGAATGATGAGCTCAAGGGTCTCATTGAGGATTTCATTCAGAGGAATATGGAAGGTCAGTCTACTTCTGTGGTGACAAAACTTTTCAAACACAAGGAGACCTATCTCGTTTCAACCAACTCCAAGTATTGTGAGAACCTCAAGAGGGCTCATAGCTCCAATCATATATGGTTTCATGTCAGTGGTTCGTGTATAGCACAAAAGTGTTTCTGTAGGTGTGAAACGATAAGGGGGCGACGCGATGGTTTTTGTAAAGATTTCTATGGTCGCAAACATACCCTCACACCCAAGATTGTTGAAAAGTTGTATCCCAAAAAGGAGGATCTCAAAAAGTGTCCAGAAATCAAAAAGTTTGAGGATAAGCCCCAAATCAAACAAAGTGATGTGAAAGGCCCCCTTGAATCTTTCATGCGCAGATGTATGAAATGTCCAGATGACACTCGCGTTGTAAGCATCACACAACAGAGGGGTGGTTTCACCGCCCTCACAACTTCAACATATTGTGAAACAATTGGGGGCGATCACCAAGATTGTACAATGTCCTATGTCATTAAGGGTAGTAAAATAACACAAAAGTGTCCCGTGTGTACAAAGAGTAGATCCAGAACACACGAACTTAGTGGGAGTGTTAAGGAAGCACTCAAACCACCCCCAAAAAAATAAAACACAACAGTAGAAGAATGGCTCTCATTCTCGTTGGTGTCACCGTATTTCTCGCGGCAAAACTCATCAACGATATTGAAATACCACAACCCATCCCCCAAATAGATGAATTTCATATGTATTCGGGGATTCACCCACAACTCTATAAAGATTATCTAAAATACAAGAGTGATGATCGTCATATAGATGCCCAAAATGCCCTTGAAGAGCTCGCACTGTATGCCGATTTTGATTTTAGAGAAGAAATACAAGAAAAGATACTTAAAAGGCAGGAGTCTTTATTTATTTAAATGGTTCAGACCAGGACACGATCAGGGCGACAAATAAAGAAGCCAGAAATCTATCAACCAGAAGAAACTATTCTTGAAGACGATTACGCCCCCGAAGATCACGATTCCGATTTGGGATCTGATATTGACACCGAAGATGAATATTATTCCGACGATGAGAGTGATGATGACGATGATGAAGGTAGTTTGAAGGATTTTTTGGTAGACGACGATGAAGAAGAAAGTGAGGAAGAAGGTGCTTAAAAAAAACAGAATCTATATTAGAAAATGGAAACTGATATAGGAAATCCAATTGATTACAATCCAGTAGAGGATCCATTTAAAGAAAAGGAAGAGAAGCATGAAGATAGTACACCTATAAACGAAGAGGAATACTATTTTCAACCTTCTGAAATGATGTATCCACCACAACAACAATTTCACGCATACCCAACAGACAGAAATGATTTTTTCTCAAATGTTGATAAGTCGGTATGGATCATAGCATTTGCTGTGTTTTTACTCGGCTTTTTCATGGGGAAAACCATGCAACCAGTGATCCTCAGGTACGCTTGAGTATCCGGTAAAGTTGCCTGTGTCTCCATAAATTGGAATGATCTTTCCTGTGATATCACGATTCATAACTTGAGTTGGATACATAGGTATGATGAACGCGTCGCGTGTATCCTCAATGAATCCGTGTGCTGTATCCACCTTAACTCTCCTACTTTTGTTTTTTGAAGTCACAATGTTACTTGGTTCAAAAAACAAAATAAAGAACGCACTAGTCAAAATAATGGTCAAAATTATTTTCCACATTTTGTTCTAAAATTAACGAATATTTAATTTAGGCTGAAGAGACTTCTGGTTCACCCTCATCCTTAGTTTCTTCAATCTTGGCTTCGGTAGAGGCTTCGGCGTCTCGCGCTTCACGCCACTTGCGTCGCTCTTCAATCTCCGCCGCAACAATGGCATCAGCTTCCTTCACGAGGTCTTCCATCTGAGCATCTGGCTTTTCCTTCTTCAGCTTCTCAATAACATCAGCTGGGTGGCTCACTGGTGGCTCGTCTGGTCTGGTGTAAAACATAGAGTTCTCGTCACCTGGCTTGACATATGACTTAGCTTCCATCATATCACGCTTACGCTCGTTGAACATACGCGCAGCTTCAGTTTGATTTTCCTTGTAACCGCTCATGATCTCTTCCAACTTTTCGTTTTGATAGTGAACATCTTCAATCTTGAGGGGATCTGGTGGAATGAGGAGCCACTTGTACATGTCAACAACATAGATGTCAAAGGTGCTATCTTCCTTTTGGAGACGCTTCGCATGCGTCGCAGCCTCGTCGCGGGAGGCAAAGGTGCCACGAATCTTGATACCAAACTTATCATTCTTCTGTGGAGCCTCTGGTCCGACAACAGAGAGGCACGCATACAATTGACCTGGAACGGTAGTGTAATCTTGCTCAAGAGACATGTTTATATCTTACACAATACTTAAAACTTTAAGCTATTTGTATTGTAAATGAGGACATTTTGGGATAAACAACCTGTGCCTCAAGAAGGTGCTGTATATGAAAGTGGCAAGGAAATTGAAAAGGAGAAGAATGTTGTAAATGAACCAATCAAACTTCCCGATGGTTTTTCATGGGATAAACCCAAACTTGAAGAAGCACATAAACTTCTGAATGCTCATTATGTCTGTGATGAAACTTTTAGATTGACATACTCCCTTGAAACCCTCAAATGGGCAGCTGAGATGTGTGGATACGAAAATAGAGGTATCCGCCACAATGATACGGGTGAACTCATTGGATACATTTCAAGTGTTCCAACAAAAGTGAGAGTGTGTGAGGATGTTCTCAATATGGTTCAAATCAATTTTCTTTGTGTTCATCCCAACTATCGGGACAGGGGTTTTGCACCAGTTCTCATCAGCGAAATCAAAAGAATCGCTAATACAAAAGGTGTGTGGCAGGCAGTATACACAGCCGTGACAAAGATACCCGGTTCTATAGCAAAGAGTTCCTATTGGCATCGTTTCCTCAATGTCAAGAGGCTCGTCAAGACTGGCTTCTACCAAACAGATCGGTTGAGAGAGAAGTATTTTGAAGTTCGTGGAAACTCCCAATTTAGGAAAATGACACACGAGGATGTACCAAAAGTCACCCGAATACTTGAAAAATACTTCAGTGACTTCAAAATGGCACCCCAAATTGACAGAGAGTGGGTTAAACATTGGATACTTCCAATTCATTCATATGTGAATGACGAGACAGACGATTTCATTTCGTTTTATGAAGTGCCATATGATCGCGTAGATGGACGAGACACAGTCAAACAAGTCTATGCGTTCTACATGGTTGGTAATGTGTACAACGACGCCTTTGTACTCGCGAGGAATCAAGGTTATGATGTGTTCAATACCCTTGATATTGGTCATAGGGGAGAAGACCTGGAAAAATTAAAGTTCCTCAAAGGTACCGGTCATGTATATTATTACCTATTCAATTGGCTTCCATCTTCTTTGGTTGGTTCCGAAGATATACAACTTAAATTACCTTGAGGGTTGAGTCGTTCGTTGATAAGTTTTACATATTCTTCGTTGAGTTCAACCCCAATGAAAGGAAGACCCAAGTCTCTTGCTGCGACACATTCACTCCCAGATCCCGCGAATGGTACAAAAACAAAACCATTCTCTGGATCCTGTTTACACGATCTTAAAAGTTTATCACAGAGAGCTAACGGTTTTTGTGTTGGATGATTCACTCTTTCATTTTTACCAGCACCCCCGGCAAGAGCTGGATTTTTAATGACATCTCGCGGAAGGGCTCCACCTGGGTGAGCTGTATATGTTGTACTCTTTTCTCCATTTGAAAATCGCCCCTTTGTTGCCTTTCTCTGTTTACCGGCGGCACCCTTCACAAATCCATCCGTGTATGGTTCCCTAACATCATCTCGGTGAAAGATTTTGTCATCTTTCCATAAAACAATTATACTTTCATGTGATCTCTGCCAGAAGTTGAGAGAAGGTACATTTTTATTTGTATAATGCCAAACTAGCCAACGTCTGTTTATGTTATGTGGAATTCTCGCTAATATGAGTGCCAGTATTTCACTAAACCCGTAAATGAACATTGTACCATCTCGCCTCAATATGCGTAGACACCCCTCAATCCATTCATCACACCACTTAAGATATTCATCCATGGGTTGTTTATCGCTTCTGTTTCCAAAGTCCTTTCCTATATTATAGGGTGGATCGGCGATAACAATTTGGGCACTTTCGTCATTTAAGGTCCTAAGTGTATCTAAAACATCACCGTGAATCACTGTCATATTTCACAAGCGAATTAAAGTTTTAAGTCTTTTGGAATATATGTCGTGCATCAAAATTCACCTTGATTTTACACCGGATGAAGATATTCAAGTGTCTCTAAAACTCGTATCAACTCTGGATGACTTTTTTTCAAATATAAAAGAATTGAGAAGTTCCATAGAAAAAAATATAAAAGTTTTCCATAGTTTACTTTCTCAACCCATTACTGGAACTATATGGGAAGAACTTCTCGCCAAATCATTTACCGAAATAGGATACGAAACAACTTGGAAGCCTGATAATTCTCATAAAGTTGGTGAAGACATGAGAATTATTTCACTTGAAAATTCAAGAATATCATGCAAATCTGGTGTCATTACATATAACAGAACACATAAATTGGGGGAGTGTGTACAGTTTAGTTCTTCAAGAACTACAAGTTTTAAAACTCTGGAAGAAAAGTTGGATCATTTGAGTAAAAGACATTATGATTATCATTTCATGTTATCAAAAAGTGATAAATTTGATGGTACATATAAGCTACTTATAATTAAGGCTGATAAATGTAATGTTAGAGATCTTGAATGGGAATCAAATAAAAACGGGAAGCCTGATGACTATGTAACTAAAGTTGGTGGACCATTCAAGGCTACTATAACTGGATCTATGAGTGGACAATTATGGGTAACCTTACCCCTCACACGTGTAGAGTATATTTTTGACATTGAAGTTCCTAAGTAAAAGAAATGGGAACAAATATTCATAAGATGGAAGAGATCCGCCGAAACCACAATAATGCCAAGAGGGAACTCATACAATGTGTGACGAGGGAGGGGCATCAGATCCTTGATGTGGGGTGTGGCTTTGGCGGTGATCTTCAGAAATGGCATAAGTGTGGAGCAAATATGAGTATGTGTGATCCAGAGCCGTCAGCCCTTGTAGAGGCCAGAAGCCGTGCTAAGAATATGCATATGAGGGTAAACTTCTATGAGGGTGACATCCACAATTGTCCAAATAGAAAGTTTGATATTGTGTGTTACAACTTTTCACTTCACTACATTTTTGAAAGTCACGGAAAATTTTTTAGTTCTCTGAGGGAGATTAAGAAGAGAATGAAACCCGGTGGAAGACTCATAGGTATTATACCAGATTCAGAGAAGATCATATTTAGGACACCTCTCAAGGATCATATGGGTAACTTTTTCCTTACAAAGAATCATGGGAATGGTGGCTACGGTGAAAAATTGTTTGTAAACCTGGTGGATACCCCCTTTTACGCCGATGGACCCAAGTCGGAGCCTATAGCCTACCGTGACCTTCTCGTGACACATTTAGAAGAAATGGGTTTTAAATTAGAATTGTGGGAGGGTCTCACAGGAAATCCAATTTCAGAACTGTATAGCAAATTTATCTTTGTATATAAGAGATGATCGCATTCATTGTATTGATCCTCATAAACATTTGGATACTCTCCCAAACTCGTGAACCCCAGGAACTCGTGGAAGTCAAGGAGAAATATAGAGTCCTTCGTGAGCACATTTCCTCTACAGGTCACCCAAAGTATCAGATGCTTGTGCGTTGTGTACCACTCACCGGGTTCCACTCCATGAGTGAATCTGTTGGTTACAATACAAACAAGGGACAAGAAATTGCCTTGTGCCTTGACGGTAACCCAAATGAAATCTTCCATGTCCTCATCCACGAATTAGCCCATTGTACAGTTGATGAGTACTCACACTCCGAGCAGTTTTGGAATAATTACCTTGAACTTCGTGATATGTGCGTGGAGTTGGGTATCTATGAAAAGATACCCGAGAGAACCAAGTTTTGTGGACAACACATTCAGGATAAATAATCTTCTTCCTTCATATTAAATGAAGACTCCCCTCAGCGTCTTGCTGACAGTCATTGCGTATTATATAACGATATATGGAATTACTGTCATACCTCATATGAGTAATAACTATTTCTTGAACTTGACAGTGATGACCCTCGTGATTCCAAATATTTTGAGATACATCATTGGCAATGTACCAAGACTCGCAGTTGACAGACTTTTTATGATTTCAACAACGATGATTGCGTTCTTGATTACATATGTTATGAATATCATGATGAGTGATACAAAGGATGCGGTGAAGGAATATGGAAGTGACAGAAGCAAGACACTTAAGTTGAGTGCCTTGCTCATGACAGCGTTTGCTGGAGGAGCTTTGATTACCTATTATTCGGGTATTGATAACTCAATCTATTCAAATATGGGTTGGGAGTCAAATCAGGGCTTGACAATTTGATCCTTCACAAAGTAAAAGACCACAGCAGCAACCAAACCGGTTGAAGCCAAGCCCACCATGCTTCGGGACCCCTGTTCGTTAAGGAACTTGGGGACTGAAGTGACAAGCTTGTCTTGAACTGGCTTAGACACAGCAAGGGCGGCAGCAGCACCCGCAACGAGAGCGATCAATTGATCGTCAGTGAGGTTGAATGGGTTCTTACTTTCTGGCTTCGCTTCCTGTTGTGGCATAGCATAAGCACCTTGAGGTTGTGGGGCGGTCATTTGTGGCATCATACCTTGCATGCGGGGTTCCTCTGTCATCATTGGTGGTTCCATCATAATATCATTAATTGGGGTGGAGTCCATCGTCTGTTTACTTTGACTCACATTTTTTTCGGGTTGTGAAAACGCTGGTTGTTCATTATTCACAAATGTTGTAGATCTATTGTCACCAATTGGTACCATTCCATCACCATTATCCGCCAGGTTGAGGGTATTAATATCCGTGGACATTTACTATAGTCTTATGTTTTTGAGTTAGAGATTTCACACAATTTAAGATTAAGAATGAATGATTTTGTTCAACAACCAATGATAACATACATTGGCAACAAAAGGAAACTTGTCAGTAAGATTGAAGAAGTTGTCAAGAGACTTCAACCTCAAACATGCGCCGATGCCTTTTCTGGATCCGGTGTTGTCTCAAGAATGTTATTGAACCACTCCAAGAAATTGTATGTAAATGATCTTGAACTTTATTGTGAAATCATCTCAAAGTGTTTTTTGATGACCCCCTCCTGGGCTAACGCCGATGATATTGTTCATCACATTAATGAAATGAATAGGTGTCCAGATAAATTTGGGTTTTTCACAGAGATGTATGCGTCCCAAGAGAGACAGTTTTATACTCCTGAAAATGGAAGAAGAATTGATGGTATGTTGGATTACATTGAGAGGTGTGTCCCTCAGCAACTCAAACCATACTGCCTTGGACCACTCCTGGTAAAAGCAAGCATTCACACAAATACTTCTGGAGTGTTCAAGGGGTTTCATAGGGGTGGTTGGGGTGGTAAAGGTGGGCACGCACTGGACAGAATTACCAGGAGAATTGAAGTTGAGTGTCCAGCGTGGTTAGAGCCGACAAGGGATGTTGAGGTACGGCGCCAAGATGCCTGTGATTTTCTGAGGGAACTCCCAAAAGTAGACCTCATCTACCTGGATCCACCCTATAATCAACACCCATATGGATCAAATTACTTCATGCTTAACCTCATATGTACCAATGAGAGACCTCATACAGTTTCAAAAGTATCAGGTATCCCTGGGGATTGGAACAAAAGTCAGTACAATAGTAGAGGTAAAATTAGAGAAGCTATGGAACTTACCTTGAAGTTAGCTACCGAGAAAGCGAAACATACCTTGGTGTCCTACAATAATGAGGGTTTCATCAAACCTGAAGAGTGGGAAGAGATCTTGAGACCCTATAGATACGAAAAAATTGAAATTGACTACTCATCCTACAAGGGGGGTCGTAACCTAAAGAATAGACCAAAGAAGGTTACCGAGTTCCTCTTTATCATTTCGCTTTTGTAATCTTAAGGTGTGTCTTCTTGGTAGCTTTCTTGGCATCCTCCTCACTTTGATCCAAGTATTTGGGATTGTACATCTTTTTATGGAGTTTCCAGAGGTTGGGACTTCCAACCCTAAATCCCTTTCTAACTGTGGCTTTGTACCAGAATACACAGTCAGTGATCTTATTAGATTTTACAGTATTGTCTAATACGAGGCACTCGTAGTTTTCTGTACACGCATCCATCACTTTTGAAAACATGTCAAATGAGGGGAAGATCCCAAAAAATGATTTGTACAATTTCTCTCTATTCTGAATGATATTTTCCCTAAGTATAAATACATAATCTACATTTGCCCTAAGTGCTGGTGGCAGATCCATGACGTACTGCATTGTCAACATGAAGAAGATATTATAGTGCCTACCATTCATGAAACACTGGCGAATACAAGTATCCTTCAGGAACTTACTATCATACATACAATCATCAAGGAGCATGAAAGCACCATTATATGGATTCTTCCCCTTTGTGCCAATTATCTTTCTCTGCCTGGATATAACCCGCTCTATTGCATCTCTGTCGTATTCACCGTAGACAAAGAGGTCTGGAATAAACTCACCGTAAAAGTGATTCCCCTCCTCCGTACCCGATAGTACAATCCCTGCTGGTATATGTTTCTTGTGATACATAATATCCTTTACTAAGGTTGACTTCCCTGTGTTACGCTTTCCGATAAACACACAGACTCTATCATCTGACATAGCCTCGGGTTTGAATTTCCTCAATTGAAGATTCATTCTACAGTAGTGTCTCGTTTTATTTAGCAAAATTTTACTCACATAATGTAGGAATGTCAGGTCGTTTGAGACTTGCCGCCACTGGAGTCCAAGACCAATGGCTCACAGGAGATCCACAGTTTTCATATTTCCTGATGAACTTTAGAAGACACACAAAGTTTGCTATAAATTATATTGAAAGTCAGTTTGATGGAGATTCCACATTTGGTAAAACCGTTACTTGCCGTGTTCCAAATGATAGAGGAGACTTGATTAAAAACTTGAATTTGAAAATAACCCTTGACGACCCCTCTTCTGGGTATGAATGGTGTCCATCTGTTCTGTCACATTTAGTGGAGAGTGCCGAACTTCTTATTGGTGGACAAACCATTGAGAAAATTACAGGTGAGTACATATACATTCACCAACAACTTCATAATACAGATGATGATATAGATCAGACTGTGTACTTTCTGAATAGCCATGGTGAAACACTCGCACACACAGGTGATTATACATACTTTATGGACCTCCCATTTTACTTTTATCGTAATCCAAGTCTGGCTATTCCAACATGTGCCCTCACTAAACAGATTGTTGAGGTTCGGATAAAACTGAGACCCCTCGCAGAACTTGTAAGTGGTGCTAATCCAGAAAATGCTACAGCAAATCTCAAAAAGATTTCACTTGATACAGAGTTTGTGTTTCTCACCGATAACGAGAGAAACTACATGATGTCCAGACCACTTGACTATGTCATCACTCAGGTACAAATGTCAAAGTTTGTGATGAAAGCTGGTGAAAACACAAAGTCGGTGATGCTCAACTTTTCACATCCAGTGAGGGAACTCTTCTTTGTGTCACAGTCTGAAGCAGCTGTTACCGCAAATCATCCAAATAGATATAACACTTTGTCAAATGTAAAACTTCAATTTAATAATGAAGTTGTTTTTGATAGAGGTAGAAAGTTTCTTGTATATGAACAATCCCTCAAACATCACATCAGTCCACCAGAATATGTAGCCGGCACAAATTATAAACAATCAGAGTTTGGAATGTATAGTTTTGCCCTAAAACCAGAAGTGTATTACCCAACTGGACAAGTTAATATGAGCCGTATATTTCATAAACTCCTCACAATTCAGATAGACCCAATCAATGATAGTGACAATAATAATACCAGAGTGTACGCCGTAAATTACAACATACTTCGTGTTGATAGTGGATTAGCTGGTTTAAAATTTTAGAATGCTATAATAGTAATGGCTGGTGTTGTTCAGCTCTTGGCATCTGGTGCTCAAGACAGGTTTTTTACCATAGACCCAGACTATACATACTTTTTGCAAAGTTTCAAGAAACATTCAAACTTTGCAAGAGAATATGTAGACATAGACGCAGAGACGGCTGTTGACTTTGGTGGCAAGGCAAGATTCAAAGTGGCTCAAAATACTGGTGATTTGTTATTGACTCTCAGTGTGAAGATTAAGTTGCCAACCATTTCAACCATACTATACACAGATCCAAGATTTATAGAATCTATTGGTCACGCTCTCATTGAATATGCTGATCTCATTGTGGGTGGAAAAGTCATTCAGAGACTCACAAGTGACTATCTTCAGATACATTCGGAGCACTTTGTTACACAAACAAAACAGAGGGCTCTCAAACAACTCATAGGAAAGTATCCAGAACGAACAATTGATACAAGGGTTTCAGACAAGGATATTTTGGGTAACATTGGAACTGCAGACACCGAGGATGAATTCTTTGTGGACCTTCCATTTTACTTTTACAATAATCCAGAATTAGCAGTGCCTCTCTGTGCCATTAAGAAACAGGAAGTTGAAGTTGAAATTAAAATAAGAAATCATGATCATCTGATTATAAAGGGTACAACCGGAGAACTTCAAGCAGTAACACCTGGTAGTATTCATCTCAAAGACTTTTCATTGTGTGCAGAAGTTGCTTTTATTGATCCTTGTGAGAGAATCAAAATTGAGAATGAAAAGATGAGAGATTATATCATCACACAAGTTCAACAAAATGTATTTGATGTTGCACAAGGTGTACAAGATGCTGGATTCAAATTGGATTTTTACAATCCAGTGAGGGAGCTCTACTTTGTGATTCAAAGACAGGGGGATACAGGAACTGGTGAGGGTCAATTTATAACCCCATTTGATTACGATAATACGCTCGCAGACACAGGTGGTAAGTATATTCTTTATGAAAATCTTGATTATCTTACCCTCGATCTTGATGGCCAACCCATAATTACACAGGAAACTGGGAATGTTATATTCCTTAAGGCTGTCCAGGCAGCCATTCATCACTCCAAGACACAACTTATTAGACGATTCTACTCGTATAGTTTTGCACTTGAACCAGAAAAGTGGTATCCAACGGGTCAGATCAACTTTAGTCTTGTGAAAGAGCAAATACTCAACCTAAGTCTGACCCCATGTGCCGATTATGCAAGACAAGTTAGAGTCTACGCCGTGAGTCACAATATCCTTCGCGTAAGTGAGGGAACTGCCCGAACTCTTTTTGATTTGAAATACTAAGAAAGATGATGAAAACTGGTTTTGGTGAATCTTCTGGGGCTTACGAGGAGTCCCAACAACAAGCCCTCATGGGGATACTTCTCCCCGTTCTTGAGAGAAGTATGGTCATGGCAGCCGAATATTCCAAAGCGTGTGGTCGTAACACAGTACTCTCAGAAGATATGGAATATGCGATTAAGTATTGTGTGATGTATACAGTTGGTCAAAACATTGGATCCCTCTATCCAGAGATTTATGACGAAGAGTCTTCAGACGAAGATGACCTTGAGGAGATTGCCCCAGAAGACTGTCCCCCATTTGAGAGATACTCTGGTAATGACACTATCTTCAGACAGATGAATGAGGCCTACGACCGTTGGGAACAGTGGGTTCCACAAAGTCCGGTAGAAGAGATGTTAAAAAATGCTATTAATAGTAATGAGTACATCGGAGCCGGAGGGATGGACGATTTCTGAATATAAGTCATTCAAGGCTACAGGTGACGAAGATTCAGGAAGTAGTTCTGATGGAGATTCTGATGAGGAAGAAGAGCAAATATTCGCAAAATCACAAATAGTTAGGAAACCCAAATACAAAAAAATTGTTCAGAAGGAGGAACTATTACCAGAATGAAAAATTTCTATACATATAGTATAAAACTCTCATCATGGCTGACATGACTGCCCAAGCTCTCAAGACTGTTAACCTTGTTACCCAAGAATTGGAAACTCAATCCCTCAACGCCATTGTTGCGGGCTTCAGCTTCGCCGCGGCGATGAGCTGGATGGACTTGGTCCGTTGGGTCATCCAACAATTGATTAAGGTGCCAAAGAACGGTGGTACCCAGTACACCCTCACTGCGATCTTGACCACCTTGTTGTCCATTGCGGTCTACATGGTTGTCTCCAGCATCTCCACTCGCGTCTCCAAGCCAGCGCAACCAGTCTTCGCGATTACTCGCTAAGTTTTGGGCGTCGCTTCATAAGAGACAGGAGAACAATTCCAATAAACACAATCACTCCAATGGAGAGATACTCTTTCCATCTATAAGAATCCACCAGAACTTCGGGGATACTTATTGGTGGCGGTAACTCCTTCTTAACGGTTTCCGGGGGAACCTTTGGTAGTCCCTCTAATTTGTCCGTAGAACATGTAATTTCAAATTTCAAAATGTGATCCTGATTCCTGAAATCATATGGGATGAGACGCCCGTGGCTCATGTAGAAGAACTCTAATTTGATGTCTTTGATATACTTTTGTGCCCCCCTGTAGAATTCATGTGTAAGTGGATCATCTGCGTGGTGATAATTCATGTAATCAGTGCCATTTAGAAGAACGTGCCCTGTGTAGAATGGTGTTGCCGAGTATACAGTTTTTGTGAATTCGTCAGATCCAGATGTCATACGAATAATAAGAGAATTTGGACCTTCCAAATTGATAGCCCCAGAAATCACGGTGTCGCCACTCTCTGGATTTTTTGATGAAAACCCCATAATTTGGTGAGGTGTTGTCGTGGAGGTATTACTGAGATAACCATTTGTACCATCAAAAAACTTGAATGTGAAAGTGTTACTGGCTATCGTATTTGAAAAGGTCAGGGCTTGTGTATCAGAATCAAAAACAACAGAGTCTATACATGTGAGGGGTGGTTGCATTTTAGTATCCAAATCGGAAGCTAAAGCGGCACCATCCGCATAATTAGTTTCATCAAGGGTAACCTCAATAATATCATCGGGTGCACCTGAATCATAAATACTAAATGTCTTATTCGTGGCACATGTTGTCAATTGAGGTGTTGGGATACGACAGGAAATTAACTTTATCTGCGTCACATCATATATAGGTTCCTTGAGAGTGACTGTATAATTGTTAGCATATGTATATACATTCGTATCTCTCTCACTGCTATCTATATCAAGGGTATGAACCTTCATTAAAATATAGGTACAATATTTTAATGATTGTTTTTGTCTATAATTTGTTAATACACACTTAATAAATGTGGTGGGCCAATGGGTTGTTCTGGAGTTGTCTCTTCGCAATATCCAAGTTTCTTGAGTTGGGATTCTCGTTGCCCTTGTAGGCATTGAATTGATGGAAAGGCTTTTGTTGGTAGTTCTGAGTCCATCCACCATCGGCGGTACCAAAACGACCATCAATACGAGATGTATCGGCGCGCACTGCTGTCAAAGCACCACCTTGCTTGAGGGCACTCTCCCGAACATTCATACGACCTCTGTTACCCATACGGTTCGCCTTACCTCTGCGATCTTCTGGACGGAAACCATACTTCATCAATTCTTCGTTATTCTTTGTTGTAATTTGGGCAGCTGCGCTTGTAGAGTAAGCACCACTGAAGTTTGTAATACCTGGAGCTGCGTGACTTGCGTGGGCAAATTGCATGTCATTGCGATCACTCTTGAAACGAGTTGGGTCTTGTGGCATCGTCTGGGCTGAAACAAAACGCTTCGCGCCATTGAAACCAAGTCCATCCGCGCGGAGACCGGTCTCTGAACGGTTGGTGGTTCGCATAGTTTTCTGGTGACTCGCTCTTGGTATAGCACCGGACATACCCTGAGCCCGTCCTGCCATTGTGGGAAGACGGGATGGGAGGTATGCTGTGGTTTCGGGTTTATTGTGGGTCAATTGACCAACAACCGCCGCACGACCACCGGTAACATCCGCAGCTGGACCTGATCGGCCTGGGAGTGTAGTGAGACGGTATTCACCAACATTGATTGGATTCACACGGAACATCTGTTGGAAACCACCTTGCGCTGGGGTATCGGCACCAACACCCAAACCTGGACCAACCATTTGTTTCTCAATTGGTGAAAGGTTGTTCATGCGACCGGTATCATACATACGGTTTCTCATGTTGAGAATCTCCTGACCACCGCTTCGTTGTTGGCGACCAATGTCTGCGAAACTCGCCATCTCCATCTTTTGGGGAATTTCAACGCGTGGCTCAAACTCATTTTCAACGAATTGTGGGACTGGGTCCTCATCATAGACAACTTGTGGTTGTTGAACAACTGGCTCTGGTTGTGCTTGTGCTTCGGGCTTGTTGCTCAAAGCCCTACCAGCGTAAATTAAACCAGCGACGGCTGCAAGTGAAATGGGATCGGCCATTCTTATTTTTTAGTAACATTTTTATTAGCGTATCTTTGTTGAAAAAGTCCGTTCTGGAGTTCCGCTCGTGTACTGGTTGGCTCATAACTCATGGTACGGAGAGGCACTTTGCACTCCATATTGGAAAGTGGAAAGAGGTTGCGCTCATAGGTTGGAACAATAACTCTACCAAAACGGGTAGTTGATTGTGGACGAAGTTGGTCACTCACATCAATGTACTGCGCTGGAGAACCCTTACCCGCCATGTATGGAGCTGTGCCATAGAGCATGGTGTTTGGGCGGCACCCACCACAGTTAATAGAACTGGGCTGAGGGTACACGAAGACTTCTTCCGTCGCTTTCACTGCTGGGAGAGCACCCGAATTCTGAACGATCGCAAGACCAGGCTGAAGTTGGTATGCCATTTATTATTACACGAGAATATTTATAATCTAAGCTGGGCCAATGCCATGACCTCTATGAGAAACTCGGCTATCACCCGCTGGATCAAGTCCGGCAAACGCTTCAAGCTGAACACCACGGGCATTTGGATTACACAATTCTGGGTTTGATCTACAATCACGCCCATTTTTTGGTCCGTAGCACCATTCCGCGAATGAAGTTTGGTCGCCTGGAATTTTAGAAACAGGTGCTGTCACAAATTGACGAGCCGCCGCATTGCGCTGGTATTGGGGGAGGGCTGAACGAGAACGCCCCGCGTCATATGGAATACGGTCATCTAACATACTTTTGACAATTGGCTTAACAGTTGGGTAGTAGCACGCTTCAAGGCGGTTAGGGGCATCTGTGTAATCTGTGATGAGGACATTACCCATTGGATTGTCTTGGGTTGGCATTTGACAACTACTTGAAGCCATCCCATAAGTTTCCTTAACCATTTTTGACTTGTAAAGAATATAAAGAACGCCGAGAACGGTACCACCAAGAACAAAGATTCTTGGATCACGACGAATGAGATAAATGACACAGCACGCGTAGATCACAAAACGCGATGCTGCGTTAATTCTGTCTTCTGGAGATTGATCGCGATTTGGCCAGAACTGCGAGACTTGATCAGCCCGGATGAGTTGCTGAGGATCGTCAAACCAAGCCTTCATTTAGTATAGCTTGAGGTTTATTTTTTAGCCATGCCCCCAAGCATGCTGCCCATCATCTTCATGAGTGCGTCTTGATCAATCTCACCACCTTCAGTCTCCATCTTGTCAGCGCAGTCCTTCGCAATACCCTCAATGAGGTTGAGGGTCTCGGCTGGGATAGCAGTAATGGTAGTACCCAACATGTAGAGGGTCTGGAGGTATTGCCATGTAGCAGCCTTGGTATTGGCACTCATACGAGCCCAATAGCTCTTGATGTTGAGGTCCTTGAGCATTTCAATCTTTTCAATTTCCTCGAGGATGAACTTCTCATCCTTTGCAGAGATCCTGTCAGCGTAAGGGGTCACACCCTTCATAAATCCATCAACAATAATGCGTGGATTCGTCTTCTTGAGCATTTCAAAAGATGTAGTCATCTTCTTGATTCCGGTTTCATCTGGAAAAGTCTTGTGCAATTCCACAAGAAATTGGGAAAGCATGTCATTGAACGCAGTGACAGACGCCATTTTCTTATTCGTAGGGTTAAATCTTTAAGTTTAGAAAGGGTCGTTAGAAATAGCCTCTCTCTGACCAAGACCATTCGCGACGATAAAATAGACAAGGATCGCATTTAGGACCGCTGGCTTGGTATATTTATTGAGTTCTAATTTGCCCTCGTTATTGAGTTGGGCCTTAAGGTGAATGTAACCAGCGGTGATGGCCGCGGCGACGAGGGCGGCGCTCATGGGGTCTCGGAGATATTCGGACAGATCTTCCATTTAATTATACGCAGTTTTTTTTACACGCTGTTCTGGGGCATCCCCAAAGAAGACATCCTCATCCTCTTCCTCAATTGGTTCTGGCATTGCTTCTGATTCGGTGGGGATGGCATCTGTCACGGGTTCTGGTGCTGGGTCTTGGACACCTGGAACAGTCTTAAATTCGTTTTCAAGACCTGTTGGTTGAACGGGCTCTTCTTCGGCACCCATCATTGGCTCGTCTTCTGGAAGTGGTTCGGGTTCTGGGAAAGACTCTTCAGCGGGACCATCAAAGACATCTGGATCTTCACCATCGTGAACCTCACCATCAAGATCAATGTCACGCATCTCAGCAGATTGAGACATGTAGGTCTGGAGGATTTCCTGGACTGGAATGAGCTCCTTCACAGTGGCCTCAATGCACACAGAGAAACGACGAACCAATTGTTCATCACGAACATATTCACTCTGTTCTTCATGGAATACATATGGATCCTTGTAGAGATCCTTGGCAACATTGTTGTAGCAAGTTTGAATGAAAACCTCATTGCTTGGCAACTTGAGGCTGATCTTCTTGTTGTCCGCCTTGAGACGAACGGCTGAGAGAATCTTGGTTGATGCAACAAAGACTGCCGCCAAGAGATCATTGAACCAAGCACACCGGTTCGCGATGTTATCACTATGTTGCTTAGACATAGCGTTAGACCAGTTTGGCACTTCCTTCAGCAACTTTTGGAACATAATGAGGGTCTTTCGCCCTTTGGAGAGCTTGGTCGCTTCATCATACATATCCTGAAAAACTTCAATCATAGGTGGACACATGAGGAGGTAGAGTTGGTTCATGTACTCCTTCTTCGCTTCTACCATAATATTGAGATTGTCCATTTATCATTGAGTGTGTTTTTAATAGTGACCGTCCTACGCACCTCTCCTGTACTTATCTGCCATCTTTTTGAGATTCATGAGGTCTGGGAACTCAGTTTCATCGGGTTCATTCACTTTCTGCTTCACCTTTTTGGGTATGATCCATGAGACATACATATCATAGTCACTCACAAGTCGTACATCAAAACCACCCAACTTAAGCTGTCGCATGATGTATCTCGCGGCCGCACCCCTATCAAATGTAGGATACCCTACGACAAATGTTGGGACTGTGAGAAATACCTGTTTATGTCCCAACTCCACCGATTGTTTAATCTTTCGTGAAAACTGTTCATATACACGAGTGTATATCTCTTTCTTGATCTGTTTTCTCTTCTCATCAATTTTCGTCACATCATTGATGCTGATCATTATAATTGCTTCAATTTATTTTTAGCCATTTCTAACTCACCTTGGGTTGGCACAGCAGCCTCCTTCACAAGTTCATACTTCACAAAGTCTTGTCCACCTTGACTCTCAACAAATGGACTGACATCAGAGACAGTCTGAACATCAAGGGGTTGTGATCGGAGAGACATCAACTTCACTTGTCCATTTACAACTTCGTATGACGCAACAACAGAGAAACCAAATGCGAAACCATCATTCTTGACAGTCATAAACATACACTCATAGATAGCCTTGTCGTCATTCACAAACTTTTTGACCGCTGTAGTTTCAATGATGTAGGTGCAGAGCCCTGTTCGCTTCGCAATTTCTTGGTTCGCTTGGAGAACAAACTCCTCCATCATGTCATTGTCAATATCGGCTTCCGCCTGACTATACCCACTGAGGTCTGGTCTGGCGTCATCAAGGCGAATGGATCCGGTTGGCTTTTTGTATCCTGAAAATCCAAAGACTTCGGTGAATGGTTCGCGTCTCACTGTAAGTAACAGGACGATGGCAATAAGGACGATCGTCAAAGACCAGTTCATCATCTTTACTACTATGCGTTAATTTTTTTTTCAAAAATACTCCCTACATATTAGATGTCGCTGCTGATATACAGCCCAAGATGCAAACACTCCATGGAAGTCATTGAGTACATCAATCAACACAAACAATTGAAACAGTTGGTACACTATCACAACATCAACACCCAAGGCATTCCACCTGCCTATCGCAACAAGATTACCCGTGTTCCAACAATGTTAACGAAGAATGGTAAAGTTCTTGTGGGGAATGAAATTAAAAACTGGTTAGACTCCCTTCTCCCAAACAAGGAAGTCTCCAACTGGGGTTTCGGTGGTGCATGCTCTATGACCACATTGGAGGGGGAAGAGAATGACGCAGACATGTTCTCACTTGAAAGTTATGGACAATCTCTCCAACCCGCGATGACGAGGGAGCTTGAGGAAAAGATTAATAGAGATGTCTCAAAGGGTGTCGCATATTCCGAACAAGCGATTTAAAGATATAACGCAGTATTTTTAGTAACATGAGACTCGTTACGATCCAAGCCTCGGCCATCAAATCTACATTTGAAGTGCTCAAGGATATTCTCAATGATGTGAATATCTTCTTTCGTCCACAGGGTATGTATATCGTCACACTTGATACAGCGAGGACATCCCTCATTGATATGTTCCTATCCGCTGATAACTTTGAAGAGTATCATTGTGATCAAGAAGAAATTATTGCCGGAATTAACATTTCAAATACTTTCAAACTTTTGAAGACAATTACAAACAATGATGTTCTTACAATTGAAATTAACTCAAAGGAGTTCATGGATATTGAGATTACAAGTGAATCCAAGAAGACAAGTACAAAGTTTCAATTGAAACTTCTCGATATTAATGAGAGTCGTATTGAAGTCCCAGATGTCAATATGACGAGTGTCACAATTCTTCCATCCGCAGACTTTCAACGCCTCTGTAGGGATATGTCCAATATTGGAAATGACATTGAGATTACAAGGGCTGGTAAGGAACTTCGCCTCCGTTGCGAGGGGGATTTTGCCAATCAAGAGACTTCCATTGAATGCCCAGATGAGAGCCCTGAAATGACAGGTCTCTATTCCTTGAGGTACCTGAATATCTTTACAAAGGCGACGAGTATGTGTTCGTCTGTGCAAATTATGCAGGAAGAGGGTAACAGATTTTTGATTCTAAAGTATAATGTCGCCAATCTGGGCGAACTCAAGTTCTACATGGCTACTAAGGTACCCGAAGATCAGTAGTAGAATCCTCAAGGGTGAGTAAAGTCTTCTTCATACCCAATGAGTTGCTAAGTACTATTTTTGGGTACTTTGTACGAAGGGTTTTTGATGTGTAGTAAAGAAAGTCCTTGAGAGGCACACTCTGTCCATGGAAGTCATTCCTTGGCCCCGCATACCTCTTCACCTTTTCAGTAATGTTTATCTGTGGTTTATCATCATGATCCACGATCCAAACACTACTCAAAGGGATACTGAAACTCATACCTTCGGATTCATTTTCACCCGGCCTGAAGTTGATATCATTGGAGATGGCTTTATAGATTTTACCACCATACCAGTACTTCACACGAAGAATGAGATTTCTGACATTTTGTGGAACAATTGTGTTTCTAAATTGCTTACCCGTTGCGTTCATGTAGAATTCATCAAGGACCCCATCCCAATCTTTCTCCTCTTCTAACCAAAATGGATCTTCAATATAGTATTTCATTCTATAGTCAATCTTGTATTCCAACTCTTCTGAAATTATGGTATAGTCCCGAGGTGTCGTCAACTTTTTGTAAAAATATAAAACATTACTTAAAAGTTTAATCAACATTCTTAATTATAATGGAGGGAAACTTTTTAAGTAGGTATAAAAACAAACTTGAATACTGGACCAATCTTATTGAGACAGATCCCTCCAATAAATGTAGGTACGAATCTGAAATGTCTGACTATATGATTAGATGTATGCCCTATATGAATCAATATGCGGATGAAGCCGAAGAGGTTACAAACACTGACAATGTTTTTAATGTCAAAGAGACGGTGGGACTCCAACGGAAAGATATATTTAGGGATTACCTCATAGATGTGGAGAATCAAAATATAACGAGACCGAGTGAGCGTCATATAGAACAATGTCAAACCTGTTCTACAAGTAATGTGATTCACATTCAAGATACAAGTGAACTTGTGTGTGATTCATGTGGACTTGTCTTAGCATGCCTCATTAGTGAAGAGTTGACATATAGGGAAGAACGAGAAACTTCTGAGAAAGTTGTTAATTATAGTTACAAGAGGGAGAATCACTTCAATGAATGGCTCAGTCAGTTTCAGGCACAGGAAATGACGACGATACCCGATGAAGTCATGGAGCAATTGAGATCAGAACTCAAGAAGATGAAAATTAAGAACCTTGAGGACATTACACACGCCAAAATACGAGGACTCCTCAAGAAGTTGAGACTCAATAAGTACTATGAGCATGTTCCATATATAACCAATATTCTGAATGGTATTAGGGCACCCAATATGCCACAGGAACTGGAGGAGAGGTTGAGGATTATGTTCAAGGATATACAAAAACCTTTTGACGACAATTGTCCATCAGAGAGGAAGAACTTTTTGAGTTACTCCTATGTTCTCTACAAGTTTTGTGAACTTTTGGGGGAAGATGAATACCTCCAATACTTTCCCCTCCTCAAGTCCAAGAGCAAATTGTACGCACAAGATCAGATTTGGAAGAAAATATGTGCGGATCTTCAGTGGGAGTTTATTCCAACGATATAACAACATGAAGACTAAGTGTCCCAACTTTGACGTGTGCTATAAAATGAGAGACTCTCGTCTCAAGGTATGTTCAAATTGTTTCTGGAGATTTGAGAATGAAATTTTGGAGTTTAAGGATGACATGGAATGTCCAGTGTGTCTAGAAACCAGAATGTGTGTACGATTTAGAAAATGTACACATTTTGTGTGCGCGTCACTTTGTTTTCCAAGACTTGACAAATGTCCAATGTGTCGTTCCGATCCGCAACACTACAAAAAACTTAAAGAAGCTGGTATATCCTCAAGTAATGAATAAGTACGAAAGGTTCTGTGTAGATGAGGCACAGTATCATCTAAACAGAGCTCAAGAGCTTTTGACAGAGGGTCTTAGGGACCCAAAAAGGTACTACAACGAGGGTCAGGAGTTTTACAGAATGTTGGCTAAGATGTTTCCATTCATTGTTCTTCTACAACAATACAACGCACCTCAACCTCACGATTCGGATGAGGAGGATAGTTTATCAAGTACGCAATCTTCAGTCCCATCAGACGAAGATAGTTTTGAGCCTGTAACTCAGCCTGCTCGTTAAGGGTCTTGATTGTTTTGAACTCAAGAACAACTGTGTTGTTTATGATGATATCAGCCCTAAGGTTCCCAATTATATGTCCCTCAAATGGGACGGGTACAATTCTCTCACTCTCATATTGAATACCGTATTTTCGTAGAAGTACCTCCATAGCATTGTGGTATACTCTCTCACTGTATCCAGCACCCAGTTGAGAATATATCTTTTTGGCGAGAGCCTCTACATCTACCATAACTTACTTTTTACCATTCGCTTTAATAATCTTGTTCTTCAAATTTGGAGTCAGATTGTAACCCGTCATATTTTTGAAAGCCTTGGTGTTACCCGCTTTCGCAGCAGCCCTCGCCATTGTAGCCGAGGGGGCATTGAGGGTTCGGGGGACCGCAACTTTCTTAAATGGGAGGAACTTGAAACTGTTCTCTCTATTCTGACCAACAACCATGATTGAATTCTTATTGAAGTTTTGAGCAATCTTTGCTATACTCTTATCCTTGGAGGATGCCACAATTGTCACATTGGGGAACCATCTCCGAAGGATACGCATCTTGTTCTCAACGGGTAATGGATTTTTAGCATTACCCACAGAGTGGGACACGACGACAATTGGGGTCTTGTTACCGCGACGCGCTGTCTCAATGACCTGTTCAATCATGAGTCTGTGCCCTTTGTGAGGTGGATTGAAGCGACCATATGTGAAGACAACAGACTTCATTAATAATGTCGGAGAATATAAATGTGGTCCTGGTGGCCTCTAAAATATATAAGAATCTCTTCATCAAAGTCTATGAGCTACCTATGGGGAGAGTAGAAACCTAAGTCATAAAATTAGGCATAAGTTTAAAGATTATATTTATTTAAAATATAAGATGTCATTTTATCACTTTCCAAGTGAATTTGTTTACTGGGATAAAGTTGAAAATCATAACGAAATTAAAAAAGAAATTTTACCTGAAATTTTAGAAGCTAATAAAAACAAAAAAAATAATCCATTTGATAGTTGTAAATTTAACACAGGTTTTTGTAGTATTCCTGAAGTAAACAACAAAGAAAATTCATTTTTAATGAATAAAAAAATGTTTGATGTTATTCTTTTTTATTTAGAAAAAATGTTTAAAGCTATTGATTTTAATCCCAAAAAAATAAATATACATGATGGATGGTGGAATGTTTATGACGAAAGTGAATTTCAAGAAGAACATACTCATTTTGGACCTCCAAAATACTTACACGGTGATATCTTTTATCCCGCGTTTTCTGTAATATATATATTACATGATGAAAATGAAAAAAGTTCTATAGTTTTCAAAAAAAGTGGACCGTTTCCTTTAATGGAACCTCACTGTGAAGAGGTTTTCGAAACTAAAAATGTAAAAGAAATAAAAGAGGGTACAATTCTTATATTTCCTTATAATTTAAGACATTTAGTTAAGCCATGTATAAAACAGGGTAGAGTTACAATAGCTTACAATATTTTTTCGGTTTATAAGTAAGGATACTTATGAACCCACAGGTTACACACCCACTTCTCACCAGACTTTACAGGTCTCCCACCGTGTAAAGCCTTGGATGTCATGAGTTCGTAGTTATCAAGGGTATGGAAGAAGAGGGCATCACCCGCCTTGAGTTTGTACTTCTTTTTCAAGTTGGGGAACTCGGTCTCCCCACCCTCATATTCGTCATTGAGCGCGAGAATCACGGTGTACATTCTCTTGTTACCCTTTGTATCACTAAATGTATCTTGGTGAGGTTTATAATGACCACCTGGTTTATAACGCAGGACTTGAAGTTGTTCACAGTTCGTGAGGGGTCTATCCGTGAGCGAGACACACTTTTCACAGACACGCTTCACCACTGGATCATCCATATCAAGCCATGCGGTCTCACTGTCACGGATCTTCTTGTCTATGATCCGATTTTCAGCTACAGTTGAGACATCCAATTTACTACTGGCCT